CTCAGTACCTTAATGATTATCATTTTTATCATATTTAATTACTGTCCATAGCTTTATAAAAACATCATAGTAATAAACAAATTCTATGCTTTTAGTATTATGTATGTATGAAACCATAGCTTTTATTCTCCTTTGGTTAATTGCTTTTTAAGTTCTTGTTCTTTCCATTTATTCATGGCTATTGTGTACGGGTTGTTTGGGTCATCCTTAATCTTTTTTTCTCGGTTACACTTAGCACAACAAGGATGCTTTTTAGTCTCCATATATGCCATAGAATCCCGTTTTTTTCTGCAATAATAACAAACAAACATTTTTTATTTCTCCTTTAATTATCTAATATGGTTTCTTATAGGGTTTTTAATCTCAGAAATAGAATCTTGTAATATTTTAATCTTCTTTTCAATATTTCTGATTTTATTGTATTTGTTTTCAACTTGCTTTTCTGTAAAGGTCGGAAAATGTTTTGTATTAAATGCTAATAATTCCGATGATTTAATAGAGTCGCTCATTAAAGAATAATCATGCCTTATTATATATTGGTGTTCATCTGCATAAGAACAAGAGCGCTTTTCTTCTGTATCATAATAAGATGTCTTAAAGCGCATTAAGACATTGTAATTACTTTCTTCTAACCAATATTGTTGGCTTTTACTTGTTTGATGCTTAAGGAATATTTCTCTTAATGCGGTAACTTGTTTTTGATATAAAGAGCCATCTTTTTTAATTTGAAATCCATCTTTTAAAAGTTCGTAGGCTTTTGGCATCATTTTATTTATTACTTTTCTTAACTCGTTTACTGCTTTTGTTCTTCTTTGGTTGAGTGTTTTCATGGTTTTTTTTCTCCTTTTTAGAGGGTTTTAATTCTGTTCTAAGTATTCAAGTTTTTTCAATGCTGAGTGCATTGTTTTTACATCCATGTTTGCACTTATTAAATCTTGAAAAGTGATATTTTTAGCCTTTTTGAATGCTTTTATAAATCTTATTTGATTCGGATTTAAAAAACTTTTTATGTGATTATAATAAACCTCATAACATTCATTGTTTTTATAGATCCAAGTTTTCAAAATCATTTTATCAGAGTTATTGTTAATTGTGATAAATACCTTAATTTTATAATCTTCATTCAATAATTTTTTTATTTGTTCTTTTTTCATTGTGTTTTATTCCTTTTTAGAGGGTGAAAAGCAATTCCACCCTCCTAACTTTCCTATTAAAAAAGGGTTTACTTATTATTTACTTGAATCCTAATTGTTTCCATTACATAATGGAGCGAATCAATTTCATTTCGATTTAATTTTTCTAAAGCTTTACTTACTTGCTCCATGTGATAATGATAATCGTTAGATCCATCATGTCCTTTAATCATTGTTGCCTCTAACATTGATTTACACATCATTTTAAAGGATCTTTTTTTATTTACTTTAAATCGCACTGGCATTTTTTCTCCTTGTTAACTGTTTGCATTAGCTCCGCATGAGCTACATAATATTACAAAGTATTACATATCATTCCTAATAATTTATAATAGTTTCTAATAGTATGTAATAAGTATATAAGACCGCACCGCACACCGCACCGCATTATAAATACTTAATTTTATTATACTTACAGCACAGTATATAGAAAAGAAATCCGCAGCTTATACTATAAGGAGGGTAGCCAAAACAACGAGCGACAAACCATGTCAACCACCCCCCCCATGCACCGCTCCGACAAATGCACAGGGGGCGTATTATACCACCCAGATCATTTTTTATGCCTAAAAGGCTTTTTTTATCGTACTCTAAGTACGCAAAGTACGCTACCTCTAAATCCACTTATATAGACACTTAGTAATTTTCAGGATACTCAGAGTATCGCGGAGTATCCAATATACTTTGTAAACCCCAGTCTTGATATTGAGGGAACTATAAGTGTATGTTTTCGTTATACTTATATGCCAAGAAAAAAGAAGAGTAAGACGGAAGTGATTAAGCAAGCTACGAAAAACGCGCAGGACAATCCTTATTTAAAGACATTTCTTGCTGACTATGAAGAAGAAACAGGCTTAAAAACTCGTTTTACCGCAAAAAAAGACAAATTCTTGACATACTTAGTAGCAAACAACGGGTTTATATCCCATGCTGCTAAAGAAATGGGTTATTTCCCACAATCGGTACGATTCGCGATGAAAGGTGATCCTGCATTTCAGCAGGCAGTCAAAGAAATACAACAAGGATTTTTAACCGATAGATTGGATGAACTCGAAAAGCTTTCTTTTACTCAAGCAGGAAAAGCGGGCAATGTAACCGAGCGTATCTTTCAGCTCAAAGCACACGACCCAGGTAAGTATAGAGATAGAACAAATCAGCAAAATACACAGGTGAATGTGATGGTTTCTGGCACTTCACCAAAGGATAGGGAAGCAGTATTAAAAAAGATGAAGATAAACTGAGCAGATTGGAACGAGAAGCAATCCGCGACAACATTCACATGACTCCTAAAGACATTTTTGAGGTCTATCTACGAACATCTTTTGGGTTAACCCCATTTATGGCTAATGAAGCCACTCAATTTGCATTAGATCTCTTTCAATTAGATGATAATGGAAAATTACCACTGGATTGGGAGATGTGGTATCGAGGTCAGGCTTAGTGGAAGTCAATATATCGTATAGAGATGGAGAAGGGAACGCAACCTCGCCTTTAGACCATCAGGAAGAGTATCATTTATTTACAGGTTGGAGCAAGCATCAAGTATTAGCGGGATCTTTGGGAACGGGTAAAACAGAAGCCATGTGTATGGAGGCGATCCATCAAAGTGCAGCATTTCAGGGCAATTTAGGATTAATGGGCAGAAAAGTATTGGATTCGTTCAAGAAATCTACACTGATCCAGTTGCTCGATCTTGGTCAGGGGTTTATTGACAAACATCGCGCCCAAGACCGAGAAATTATCTTTAAAAACAGGTCTAAAATCGTGTATATGGCGTTGGATGACTCCAGAGATTCGATTCAAAGGATAAAATCTATGAATTTAGGGTGGTTTGCGTTTGATCAGATCGAAGAAATGACCGAAGCTACCTTTATTGCTGCTGCGGGTCAGATGCGTAGAAAAAACGCGATGCGTTGTTCCTTTCATACTTGCAATCCAGCAGGGCATGACTGGGTATGGAAACGATGGAAGAAAGATAAGGCAAAACAGAATAAAAAGAAGGGTGATTATAGATTAATTGAGACTATGACTTGGCAACCAGGCGCACCCGCGCCTAAAACAGACAAGGAAGTAGCATTGTACTCCGATAATCCGCATTTACCTGCCGATTACATCAAACATTTACTGTCTATGCCAGATCAATGGGTCAACAGGTATGTATATTGCAGTTGGGATGACTTTGCAGGGTTGGTATATCCAGAGTTTAAGCAGGAAACACATTGTATTAAGTCTTTTGAAATTCCAAAATGGTGGAATCACTATGTAGTCTATGATTATGGGTATCGTAACCCCAGTTCTATACTGTTTGCTGCTACGGATGAAGAAGGCACGATTTATGTGTACGATTTAATCTATGAATCGGAGCATACCATAGAAATGTTAGTCCCAAAGGTAGAACGCAGGTTAAAAAGCGGAATCAATTACACTTTTTTAGCAGATCCTAGTATTGTACGCACAGAAAGAGATGGGAATAGTGTTGCGGATGAGTGGTATGATTATGGAATTGAATGGGAAAAAGCAAAAAATGATAAGCGTGCTGGATTTGAAAGAGTCTCCTCGTATTTGAAGCTAGATGAGAATATGCGCTCTAAGTTATTGTTTTTTAATAAATTAAATATGAAACCTTTACTGGAAGAGATCGTTGATTATAAGTGGAAGGAACTCAAACACGGATTTGAAAATAAAAACTTACCAGAAGAACCCGTTAAAAAGAATGATCACGCAATGGATTGTTTACGGTATCTCGTACATTATGTCGAAGATAGCTTTTCTCCCCATGAACCTAGTGATGACTATGGCTTATGGGGTTTTTCACAAAATAAACGCACAAGTTGGATGAGTACATGAATTTACACGAAATACATGAAGTTTTTGAAGCCATGTTGGAGAATGATTCTCACTGGATGGATGCAGCAGAGGAATCTGCACGATTTTATACAGGTGGTTTTGGCACTGGTCAATGGGAAGAAGCAGATTTACAGACATTACGCGCAGAGGGTAGACCGCCATTACAGTTAAATATTATTTTACCGAAAGTCAATTTAGTGACTGGAGTAGAAAGACAGGGTAGATCTTCATGGAAGGCGCGCCCTGTAGAGTCTGATGATGAGAATGAAGCTATGCTCACGACTGCTCTTTTATATCATTTGGACAGAAATCGCAAATTACAGAGCTTATTCAGTCGCGTTTTTAAAGATGGTGTGATTACAGGAAGAGGGTGGATTGATGTATGTGTAGAACCAGGGAAATATTATGATGGTGAGTTAACGATAAAGAGAGAGTCGTGGGCAAATGTTCATATAGATCCTGAATGTAGAACTCCAGATACAAAAGATTGGAATTATTTAGCGCGTACTAAGTATTTAACATTAAATCAGTTACGCTCTATGTACCCAGATGTAGTAGGAGAAATGGAAACGGTAGAGAGTTTTATGGACTTACCTGCCGAAATCGGGCAAGAAATTGGTAGTTATTACCGTAATGCTGAACCGATTAACCCTGCATATCACTTAGATCCTGCTCATAGAAAGGTCAGAGTCTTGGAAATGTGGAACAGAGAGTACGAAAAAGAGCATTTTATCATCAATAAAGCCTCTGCAAGAATTTCTCCAAACGGTTTTGAGTCCAAAAGAGCAGCAGAAAAACAAATTAAAGAGTTACAAGCTCTTGAAGAGGCTGCAAAAGTACCTATGAAAACAGATTTTGGTGTCATTAGTAGGGTAGTTCCTAAAACCTATGTGACATTAACTGCTGGTATGCACATTTTACAGGAAAAAAAGAATAATCCGTATATGCACAACGAATTTCCGTTGATTCCTTACTTTTATCACTTTGAAGATATGGGTGATTACATTGAAACCTTTGGTATTGTAGAAAATATGAAAGACCCACAGCGTGAAAAAGATAAAAGGCGTTCACAGATGTTGGATATTATCAACCGATCCCCTAGAGGTGGCGGTGTCTTTTCAGGAAATAAGGTTTCACAGGAGGAAATGAACGAAGCCTCTACATCAGGTAGGTGGATTGGTATTCCTGGCTTTAAGGGGCGAATTACGGACTTTATGCAGCAATGGTCAAACTCTCACCTTTCTATCGTAGGCAGTATTGCTGCTATGGAACAAAAAGCAGAGTTTGATGCCAAAGAAATTAGTGGTGCTACTGATCCTATGATGGGGGTAGCGACTTCTACCAAAGAAAGTGGTATTGCTGCTCAGACCAGAATACGACAAGGTATGATGACCTTACAAGAGCAGATGGAAAACTTAGATATGACTAAGACCACTGTTCTGATGCAGGCATTAAAAAATATGCAACAATTTTATACTCCAGATAAAATTAAAAGAATTATTGGTGCAGAAACTGAAAAAGCAGAGTCTCCAGAAGAGGTAGAAGTCATTAATGAAACCATAGCAAGGTTTTTAACCAACTTTGAAAAATTTGAATTTGATATTGTTCTTGATAAGGGCGAGAACTCACCTACAATGAAAGCTGCCAAAGCGCAGCAGGTGGGCGAACTTGTCAGGAATGGATTTTCGAGTTTATTCCCGCTTTATGTAGAGCTTTCCGACATGGATGCAGGAAGGGAAATCCTAGAGAAATTTGAAGAAGAGCGATCCTCACAAATGCAAGCGCAGCAAGCACAGCCTATGGCTGGTAAGGATAAATCGTGATTCATAACACCCCCGAAACAAAGGACAAGGTACAATGGAAGAGCAAGTAAACTACATTGATGAGGCTAAAGAATTGGATGGCACTGCCACGGATTCTCCACAATCAAATGTAACAGAGCAAACAGCAGAGACACCTGTTGCAGAAACACAAAGCTATAAAGTCGGAGACAGAGAATTTTCTTCTGTGGATGAGTTGGTAGAATATGCTTCAAATACAGATAAGTCTTATAGGAATCTTCAGGAACTCAATGGCAGGCAGACCAATGAACTTGGTGAACTGCGTAAGTCACTTGATGAAGTTAGGGTAAATACCGCTCCACAGAAAGTAGAGCCAGAATTACCAGAATTAGATCCGTATGATGCTAATTCATTCACCCCACATATCTCTAAAATCGTAGAAAAACAATTCGCTGAACAGCGTAAAGTACAAGAAAGAGAGATCAATGAGAAACGAATGAAGCAAGCTCAACAGGATATGATAGATGGTTTTATCAAATCACACCCTGATATGTCCAATGAAGCACTCCAAGCTGTTGCCAAATTCGGAGATGAGCGTGGGATCGCACAAATTGAAGATGCGTACACGCTTATGACAATACAACAGGAGAAAAGCAAAGCAAAAACGGAAGGCGTGAAACAAGTCACAGAAAAACTTACCCAAGCAGATGAAGTGCCAACAACACTTTCTAATGCTACTGGTGGGAATAAAACTGCGATTGACTTTGATGCTATCTCTCAGGCAGATTGGAATAAACTACCTGAAGATGTCCGTATGCAGGCTTTGTTAGAATCCTAAATAATATAGGAGTTTATTATGAGCTGGGATACAGGCTTAAACGTCTCCAGATGGGCGAAGCAACTTGCGTATGAAGTTGGAAAAGAGATTTATTTCTCTAAGTTCATGGGGGACACATTTGAATCAATGATCGTTTCTAAATCTATGCCAGAAGGTAAAGGTAAAGATATGACTTTTGGTTTGGTAGGATACACAGGAACAGCAGTAACTGGTGATAGTCCATTGGAAAGTAACGAGCAAAATATTACTTCTAATGAAGTAACTGTTACTACTGCACAAAGGCGTTTCGGTATTATCAATGCAGGTAATTTTGATGATAGTAAAGTGCTTTATAACTTTCGTTCAGAAGCTCTTGCTCAGTTAAAAAGACAGTATGCTGAAGATCACGATGCACAAATTTTTAGTGCATTAACAAAAACATCAGGTGCTGGTGCTTATTTAAGAGCAGATTCAGAAACTGCTGGATCTGTCTATGCTGACTCAGATCCAAAAGCTGCTGTTGCTACTACTGATTTAGCTACAGCAGAGGATATTTCTAAGCTAAAGAAGATGGCTATGCTTGGTACTACTAAGAGTTACAAGATGAAGCCTATCAGAGTAGATGGAAAAGATCACTATGTTCTTTTAGTGCATCCTGAAGTAGCCTATGATCTTGCTAAAGATGACACATGGCTAAACGCTCAGAAAAATGCGAATGTCAGAGGATCTGAAAATCCAATTTTTTCTGGTGCTTTAGGTATGTATGATGGTGTAATCGTGCATGAGCATGAAGGAATCACTACCGCAGCAGATGGTGGTGGAGCTTCTGTTGTTTATGCTCGTAACCTATTTCTTGGTGCTGGAGCTGCTTGTCATGCCAAAGTGGATGAAATGAGCTGGGTTGAAAAAACCTTTGATTATGGAAACAAACTTGGTATTGCAGCAGGTCAAATCTACGGTGTAGGAATGAGTACGTTTGACAGCAAAGACTACGCTGTTATTCAGTATTTAACATCAAGAACTGATCTGTAATCAGTAACTAACTAAGGGGCGGGCATTTTGCTCGCCCCGCCTTAGAGAGATTATGACATTAACTCAAATTAGAACCGAAATAAGAAATATTACTGGCGTAGAAGATACCAGTGTGGTTGCAGATGCTGTATTAACCGATTTGATTAACAAAGCTCAAATTATTTTAGCAGATGAGGCAAATTTGTTTTATGGATACGCAACAAGAAATAGTGTTGCAGGTACTGGAGAATATCAGCTTGTTAATGGAAATGGTAATACGATTAGTTCTTGGACAAAAGTAGAAAATGCAGCTTCCGCAGGTAGCTCTAATCTGGCAAATATGATTCGTATTTATCGAGTAGACTTTGACAGCGATCAAATGACTCGCATTGGTATGGATCAGATTTACAATATTTCCAGTGATGTTGGTGATGTACAAATGCCTTCTGCTTATGGATATTATATTAATGATGTCAACTTAGGAATATTCCCTATTCCTCAAGTAGTCAAAGAAATCAAGGTGTACTACTATCATTTACCTACTACACTATCTGGTGATTCAGATGTCCCTATGATAGATACTCGTTATCACGAATGTTTAGTTTATTATGGAGCATGGAAAACCGCAGAAAGATTAAGAGACATGAATATGATACCGTATTTCAAGAATGAGTGGTTAGAGTGGAAAGAAAAAGTGGTGATGGATCGTCAGCGTAGAGCAGGAGAGCCTAAGTTTAATATTAACTACAAGGATTTCTAATGCCAAAAATGCGTATTAGAGACTTTTCTGGTGGATTAGTAACAAATCAGTCAGAATTTGACCTACAAGAAAACAAATATACGGTTTTCAGTAAGGTAAAAAATAAAAAGCCTGGTAAATTGGAAAGACCAAATGTAGAACAAACTGTCAGTGGAGAAGGTGATGGTTTACAAAAACAAACTGAACTGGTTTTATATAGAACGGAAAAAGATGGTAGTAATAATGATGTAAGTACACAATGGTGGTTTTATTCCAGTGGTGTATTGGTTCAAAGGTTAGATAAAGAAAATGACAGAAAAATTCAAACCCTTTCTGATACTACTCCAACTCCTACGGGAGCATTTACAGCAGGAGGTAGCTATACCAATGTTCCCAATCAAGGGGGGATTACTACTGGATCAGGTGCAACTTTTGATATTACCACAGATGGTTCAGGAAACCCTACTGTTGCAATTAATAACCCAGGTACAGGATACACGGTTGGGGATCAACTATTATTCAAGGATAATGTTATAGGTGGATCAACAGATAGTCAAGCTACGATTACAGTTGCGACAATCACTGGTTTTGAAAATGTAGTCGAGGGTTGGAGTGGATCGGATGTATTTGCTGATCTATTTGTTCATAGTCAAATATTACGGTTATCCGATTCTACCTTTGCTAATACTTCCAAATGGTATGGTCATGTAAAGCGAAATGTATTTGGTAAAAGCCAAACCTATGAAGATGGTTTTCGATTTGAAGAACCACCTATGCAAGCATTGGTAAATAATTGGTATGTTCAGGATTTAGCTATCACTGCGCCAACCGTAATTCCAATGCCATATGCTTTTGATCAAAATAATGATATAGATGCAGCAAATGAAATTGGTATTTTTGTTCATTTTCCAGCAGGTAGCGGAGATGATACAATTTTAATACCAGATGTGGACACTGGTACATTTAGCTCTAAAGATAAATATACTTGCACTTTTGTATATGATTATGTGCAAGAAAGTGCGTTAGGAAAAGATGCAAATGGAGATATTGGAGTACCTTCCTTAAATACAGTAGTAGATGGAAATTGCCCTGGTATTCAGTTGGTTATGTTTACAGGAACAGACTTAGCTTCCTTTAATCCAAGAATTACTGCTGTCAACCTATATTGGCAACCAGAAGATGATGTAGATTGGTATTTAGTAGGATCATACGATATTGATAAAGGATTCTCAGAAGATCCAAGAGCAAAAAATTCTTCCACAGATGTGGTAACTAGATTGGGTACTGCAAAAACAAATAATGGATATTGGATTCCTTGTGCAGAACCATTCCCTGAAGTTGGTGGCAATATTAGTTCTAACAATTATGAAAACCTTAGCGCAGCATCAGATTCTATGTTTCGTTCATCCGATGGAACATGGGGTTCTGGATTTAGTCCATCCGTAGGATCAGAAAAAATGGTTTTCGTTCATCCTGATAATAGCACAGCCTCCTTTACAACAAATGTAACAAACTTTGCAGAAACCTCTACAATTATTGCTGCAATAAAATCAATTAGTAGTTCAGATCTAACAACTGGAAAGGTTACTTCTGGATCTGGTGTTACAGTAAATTGGAAAAATTGGATTGGAGAAGAACACGCACAAACACCATTTTCATTTAGTAGTGCAAGAGCCTTCGCAGCAGATATCTCCACAGATAAAGTAGCCACATGGTATTTACCTCACGATGGATTAAAACTCGCTACTTATAACAGTTTAACAGGTAGGGCAGCAGAAACTCCTGTTAATTCTATTAAATGGAATACTGCTGCTGTGGTGAATAACCGAGCATATTATGGAAATGTAGATACTGTTGACGAGAATAATCAAACTGCTAGAGCCAATAATAGGGTGTATTACACAGACCCATTTAAATATGATGAAATTATGCCTGGTAGATTTTTTGATGTAGGTAGAAATGATGGTGATATAATTATAAAAATGTGTGCATACCGTGATAGACTTTTTATCTTTAAGAAAAATAACACCTATGTCTATAATGTTCGCAGACAAATGGAAAAGCTTTTTGTTGGAGTAGGCGCACAGCATAAGCACGCAGTATTTGAGACTCCATTAGGAATTGTGTGTTCCAATAAATCTGGTATTTATTCGGTAACAAATAATGCAGTGCGTGAATTGTCTTATCCTATTAGAGATACTTATCAGGCATTAGCTTTTGATGAGCCTATGGTTGGTTATGATGGAGTAGACAATGAATTATTATTTGTTCCAGATACCAATACTACTACAATCTACGTTATGAATATGGATAATGGGAGTTGGGTTTTAAGAGATATAGAAAGTGCTGGACAGAGAAGTAATTTTATAATTAGTAATGATTTACGCGCACAATATTTAGAGGTGGATTGATGGCTAGTTCTACGAGAATCAAAGAGGTAAATACTGGTTCAGCAGCAAGTAACACTGCAACGGTTACTACCAAAAAATTTGATTTTGGTACACCAGATATACAAAAAAGATTTAGAAAGATAACAATGGTGTATAAGGCATCTTCTGCGGTAACGGTAACTATATTTTTAGATAGCAATGCATTCTCTTCAGCCGATGCAACGATTACCTTTGCTTCACAAAGTGCGATTGCATCTGTCAGTAAAGCATTTTCCAGTGTAGGTAAGATTGGATTTGTTACTATTAGTTGCGCTGCAAGCAATATGGAAATTGAATCTATAGACATAGATTATGATTTATTAGGTAGTAATCCCTAATGGCTAGAGAAGCACATACAGAAATAAATCCTGATTATGGTGGAAATCCTGATAGACCAGCTAGAGGTGGTGGTCAAATGGGTAGATTGGTTTTTGAGTCTACAGGAGATGTAGATGTGGAACTTGATAATAAACAAGATGTTATGTTAAATGAGAAACAGGAATTTTTTACAAATAGTGAAGGCATAGACGGTGACACTGGCATTTGTCACAGTAATGGTAAGGCATATATGTCTGTAAAAATACAAGGGAATTGGCATTTTTCGGAATTAAAACAAGCAAAGGACTTATAGGAGTCTCACATGAGATACGAGAAACGAACAAAGAAAAATAAATTAGGTAGAACAACTAAGATCGAAATTGTAGATACGAATACTGGTGAGGTTCTGCAAAGTTGGAGTATTCCAGCATATAATTATCAAGCTGGATTTCGCAGAGAAGAGAAAGTAGGTGAAGCAAATCGAGCAGCAGATGCTGAATTAGTAAAACTAAGCAAGGAAGTCCTTACTTCTGATATTACTGGAGAAACTTATGGTTCTGAAGAAGAAAAAAGAGCTGCTGAAAATGAAGTAGAGCGCAGAGAAGGATTAGAAGAAAAGGTTTCTAAGTTTGAAGGTAGGATTACTGAATCTGGCAGATTAAGAGAAGAACTTGCTGAAAATGTATCTGCGAGGAGAGAAGGACAACTCTTAAATCAAATCCAAAATGCAATTTTAGGTTCAGGTGGTGATCAGTCTCAAATAGAAGCATTTACTCCTCAAATCCAAGAACAATCCGCAAGGTCTTTACAGGACTTAATAGCAGGTAGTAAGGCACAAACTCAACAGCAATTAGCTCAATTCATTCCTACTGAAATTGGAGCTGAATACAACCAAGCTGCTCTCAGTGATGCTATGAGCAAATTTTTAATGGATGAATCAACGCAACGCGCTCAGATACAGGCTAGTTTAGACAGTCAACCTGAGTGGTGGGAAACTATGTTGGGACAAGGTGCAGGATCAGCAGGTCAAGCACTAGGTCAAGTGGGTGTAAATGCGCTTACCAAGTTATTAACTGGAGGGATGGTATAAATGGCTTTCAAGTTTAAAGTAAAGAAAAGACCAAGTATGGGTCAGGCAGTTGCTAAAGCGTTTGCAGCAGGAGCTTTGCAAGGTGGAACTACCGCTTTGCAAAATGCTATGAAGGAAAGGGAAGATAGGAAGAATAATAGTACAAAGGAATTAAACTCATTTAATAGTGTTATTGCTGGTTTACCTTCTACTCCAGAAAATCTATCAAAGATCATACCAATTAAAAGCAAAATTGCTACAGGTGAAATTACCGCAAGCAATGGTTTGGATATTTTAGGTGTAGATTTAGACTATCAAACAACACAGCAAAAAAATGCTGAGATAAAAGCTAGATCGGAAGCACTAGACCCAATGATTGAATCTGCTGAAAGAGGTGCGATGGCAGCAAGAAAAGATATTGGTTTAGGTACTCAGCCAACTAAAATGGACAAAGATGTAAGGACTAGAGAGGCTGAAAAGCGTTTAGGTTTACGAGGTGAGGCTACTCCACCATCTACCATAGAACAACAACAATTAAAAAACCTACAAAGATCTTTAATAGAATCAGCTAACCTTGCAGGAATGACATTCGATCAGTATTTAGCTAGTAATGTAAACAATGTAGATGTCAAATTATATAAAGAGATGACAGGTAGCCAATCTGTTCAAGATGATGGTATGAGACTAACGGATACAGCTCGCACAGGAAGTCGAACTATTGTGCAACCTCAATTAGAAACAGTACAAACAGAATCTACATCTTCTCAATCTTTTGATGGGACTAGAGCTGTTAATCCAAGTACAGGTGAAGTAGTTATATTGCGAAATGGCGAATGGCAACCAATAGACTAGGCTTACCACCATTACCAGAGGGTTTTGTTATAGAAGAAACTCCTATGCCACCATTACCACCTGGCTTTGAGTTAGAATCTCCTAAACTAGAAACTGTTAAAGTTAGTGACCTTTTTCCAAAAGAAGATCAACCGCCTAAAATTGATGATAGTCAACCCTCATTACGAGCTGCTCCAGAACCAACAGTAGGGAAAAAATTTAAAAACTTTATTCGTAATATTTTTGAGGATAAGACCGAAACCAATGTAAAAGGTCAAATGATATATCAGATTAGTCAGGATACTGGCAGATCACTACGAGATGCAGAAAAGAATTATGATTTACTAATTAGAGATCCAAAGATCACTGGTATTCAACCCGATCCAACCACTATGGAGTCTATTGAAACTGCATTTACAGGTGCGGTCACAGTAGGACTAGCTACCAATCCTATCAGCACTGCATTAGGTGTAGCATCTTTTATGGCTTTAGATGAAGCAGAAAATGCTATCATTTCTGCTGTAACAGATGAGGAATATGAATTAGGTGGTGGTAAGAATATTTCTGATCTACTTCCAGATGATGCTACAAGAACATCTAAAGAATTTGTTGAAATATTAGATTTAATTGGCAAGGGTATGATTATTGGTGGTGTTCGTAATCGTACTAAAGGAGCTTTTGGTAGACTTTCTGAGCAGGTAACTAAAAAATACATAGATGAATACAAACTACCTCAAGATATTTATATGGATGCAGGCAAGGTTAGATCTGTGTTAAGAGGTGGTAAGAAAGATAAATTTAGTCCTGAAGAAAAAGACTTACTCTTAGATCTAAACTTATCTGGATCACAGTATAGAAAAGCACTAAGCGATGGTGTAACAATAAGAGTACCCGCAGAAAAAGTAACTAAGTTAGTAGATAGAGCATGGTGGGGAAAGGTGAAAGAAACTTTTGGTAAACCAAAGTCATCAGAAGTGGTTATTCGAGAAAGAGCAGGAGAGTTAACAGAAGCACCAAGAGGTTTACTCACTGAAGGTAGACCTATAACACAGCCAAAAGTAGAGCCTCCTAGAGTAGCAAAACCAGCACAGCCACCATTAGAAAAACCATTGGTAAGCACTGGAAACTATAAGGATTTAAAAGCTCCAAAATATGTTACAGACTTTTTAATGGATAGAGTCTCTAGTATGACAATTAATGATGGTGGTAGTATAGGTCATACAAATAATAAAACAACTAAGACAATGCTAGGAAAACTCATAAAGCAGGGGTTTGTTGAGGGAAATGTAGAGAGTGGTTATAGGTTAACAGAAAAGGGTAAGCAGGCAAAAGACCAAGTAGCGCAGAATGAGAAACTGGCAAAAGAAGGTGTTTTAATGGATTATTATTCTCAAAAGAAAGTGACCAAAGACCCCTTAATGAATGACATGAATGTTCTTGTTGGTAAAATGGATGGTAAACCAGCATATTCAAATGGTCATTATTTAATCAAAGGTAAACCTTCACCAGAAACTTCGATTTCACCATCTAATCCACCATTTGATCCTGTTATCCCTCCGAGTAGTGCAAGTGATCCTATTGCCAATCCTATTGGTTGGTTTCAATCTAGTGCTGGTAAGTTGGTAGTATTAAGTGATGGGGTAAAACATTCTGCTATTGATAGTAAATATTATGATTTTATTAAATCAAAATTTCCAAATTCAGATTTTCGATTAACTACAGAAGGCAAAGACATAAAAGTTGCATATTCAAAAGAGCCTATTGATAGGAGACTTAATAAAGTCTCTATTTATAGCAGTGGTGAGAGAGTCGGTGTTATTATGCCAGTCAGAAGTGATAAATTGTCCAGTGTTGTTGCGAATCTTACCAACCAATCTCCCGCACCCTTACCAACTCAACCTAGAGTAGAAAAACCAAAGATACAAGCTCCAAAACTCACTCAAAGAGAGTCGCAAGAATTATCAGATTTAAAAGCAAATCTTAATACTACCCTTGAAAGACTTGCAGATCCCAATAGAACTAATACTCAGTTATTACAAGATCAGCGTTCAGCACAAAGAATGATTAAACTAATACAGGACAAAGAGCCAGAATTTCAAGCTCCTGAACTTCCATTTGAATCTGATATAAAAGATGTGGATGCTAGTAGTTTAAGGCAAGCAAATATTGAAGCATCAGAAAGAGTACAGCATTTCAGTGATACGAAAGCAGCAAAAGAAAGAGTAGAAGATGTAGAGAGGGTTAGTAGAGCGGAGATCACTCAATTTTTACGAAATGCTTTCGATGTTACCATTCGAGGTAAGGCTACATATAAAATGAAAGGTGTAGCTGGGTTTTTTAGTCCAGTTACAAAAACAGTTAGGTCGGCAATAACCGATGATATTTATGTTTTATCACATGAAGTAGCACACTTTATTGATAATAAGATATGGGGAAATCAGCCAAAACAAAGACCGCATTTTAGACCCTGGCAAAATGAACTAGGTAAACTGGACTATGACCCTACTAAACAAAGAACCAGTGAGGGTTTTGCAGAGTTTATTAGGCATTTTGTAAGTACAGGAAAAGCAAAAGAACTAGCTCCGACTTTTTATGATTATTTTGTAGGAGATTTTGCTAAAGCTCACCCAAAGATTTATGAAGATATATTAAAATTAAGAGACTTGATGACTCGCTACAATAAACAGGGATCTGTTGAAAGAGTGAAGTCTCAAATAAATTTTGAAGGGAAAGCTCCAGAGCAACCATTGATAAAAACCGTACAAGATAAAAGTTTAAATTTTAGAAAGCAATTTTTAGATGACCTTGCTCCTCTTGAAGATGTTTATAAGCGAGAAAGCATTACAGAATTATCTCCAGACAAAGACCCTTTAATGCTAATGAGAGTTTTTAAGGGCAAGGCTCGTAGTAAAGCAGAAATGGCTATAAGATATAACACAACTGATTATGTAGGTAGAATTACAGGAAAAGGATTAGTGGATGTAATAAAGCCAGTTTCTAAAACTAAAAAAGAATTAGAAGATTTCTTAGCATACGCATACGCAAGAAGGGCGTTATCCAGACCTGATATAGATGCAGGTATTGAGTTAACAGATGCTCAGTTTGTTTTTGATAAGTATGATAGTAAAAAATTTAGAGAAGCCAGTGATGAATTAAGCGGTTTTGCTGATCGTGTGTTAGAGTATTATGTTGACTCAAGAGGAATGAGTCCAGAAACTCGTGATAAAATAAAATCATTAAATCCAGTATATCTTCCTTTGTATAGGTTTTTTTCTGACGAACCGCGATTTAGAAGTAAAGCAAGTCGAGTATCGGGTGGTAAACCAGTAAAAGGTTTGAAAGGTAGTGGTAGACAAATCTTAAATCCGATTGAAAGTATGATTAGATATGTAGAAAATATTTACTCTGCTGCGGATAAAACTAGAGTAGCTATCGCTATCAAAGATGCAGTAGATCAAGGTGTTCTTCCTGGTACATTGATTGAAAAAGTACCGCCACCTACTGATATAAAGAAAATGAAGCTGAATACATTGATTAACACATTAGAGAAAGAAGGTTTTGGTGTTTTTAATTCTGTTGATCCACAAACAGGAGAGTTGTTTCGTAAACAGCCTAGTGGATCAGAAATGATTACTTTATTTACAGTTGGTAAGCGATATTTTGGAAAAGATAACATTATTCCTATATATGAAGGTGAGAATGTATCTTTTTATGAGCTTGATCCTAGACTACATGAAATGTTACAAGGGTTAGATCATTATCAAATTCACCCTGCTCTAGATTTCTTTTTAGGTGCGCCTACAAGACTAATGAAATTGGGTGCTGTTGGTTTAAATGCAGGGTTTACTTTTATCACAAATCCAATTCGAGATCTTTCAACCTATATGTTATTTTCAAAGTCTAAAGTACCGAATCCAGCAGCTCCTATGGTTGGGTTAGCTGCTGATCTTGGATTAGGTTCAAAAGCAGCAAAAGATGCTTCAAGAAGATTTAAAGCAATGGGTGGTGATCAGGCAACTATTTACGGTAGAGATAGATCTGCAAGGTATAAACAGATGGTCTCTCGCATTATTAATGAGGCAGCAGGAACAAATATATCTAAAGTTAAAAATGTGGTTTTAAATCCAGTAGATGCTTTGCGAAGAATATTTCAAACTCCTGAATTAGCTCCAAGAATTGCAGAAATGCAAAATAAAACTAAAGATTATGAGAAAATATATGGTAAAGATTCTGATGCTGCCTATATAAGAGCGTTTAGAGATGCGCAAGATGTAACCATTAACTTTAGTATGATGGGTAACGTATCTCAATATTTAAACCAAATGATACCATTTTTTAATCCTACTATAAGAGGTGGTGAAAAATTATATCGTGAAGCTAAAGAAAATCCAATGAGACTAATAGTTAGAGGAGTCTCAACGATTACAGTACCTGCATTATATTTTTGGTATCAAAATAAAGATAAAGAATGGTATCAGAAATTACCATCTGAACTCAAATATTCTCAGATACATATTGACACGGGTGATTTTGGAGGATCAGGCGATATAATATCTTTACCACTGCCCCATGAAGTAGGTACTTTATTTGGTGGAATACCAATGGCGTACTGGGATGAAATGTATGATATTGATAAAGAAGGTGTAGAGGAAGCATTGAAATTATCTTTGAGGCAACTGAACCCTGGTACTCCATTAGATTTATCTGTAATCAAACCATTTATGTTGGTGGCATCTAATAAAACTTGGTATGGTGCGCCTTTGGAAACAAGAAGTATGCAAAGAAAAGAAATACCTGATAGATATACAGATTATACTATTCCTATGGCAAAAGTATTAAGTCGGTGGATGTATGATAATATTGGCGCATACGAATTTGCATCTCCTGTTAAGATAGAAGCATTTGCCAATGCTGCCACAGGTGGGTTAACTAAAAACATAAATGATATTGTAACATTTAGTAATAAGGAAATTGAGTCTAAAGCAGATCTTCCAGTTGTAGGTAAATTATTTTTAAGAAAAGAAGTTTATGAAAATCGCCCTGCGTTTGACTTTGAAAGATTCAAGTTATTAAACCAAAAGAAAGTCAGTAAAACCATTACACCAGAACAACAAATTGAACTGCGTAAACTAGAAGCTGAGTATAAACAATATACTAGAAATAGAAAACGCAGAGAATTGCAAAAGGAAATGGAACAAAATACGCCCTAACTCGTTAATATTATTGAACTAACAGCTCGGTCATGCTTACCATAGGCTTAGAGCGTTGCAAACATTAAATAGCGAGGGAAATATGGGTACATTCCGTGATTTTTCAGTACAGAAGGCAGTCACTCCAGGCGCATCTGTTGTCAACATTACCAATAACAATACTACAAACGATGAAAGTCGTGCTGTATATATTGGTGCTTCTGGGAGTTATGACTTTTATGTGAACGGAGCTTGGGTAGCATTTGCAGGACTAAATGCAGGCTCAATCCTACCGATCAGAGCAACAGGCGCAAGACATACTTCAGGTTCATCCGCACCTGATGCAAACGACATCAACTTTATATACTAATGTTAGGATTAGGTATAGCTTTATTTAAGGCGTACAACCAAGTATTAGAAACCCTATTTGATACTTGGAACTCTATTAGTGAATCATGGGAAAACATAGACTCAAACTGGGAAGATTTAGGATAATAATATGGCAAGTTTAACAGGATCAAGTATAGCATCATCGTATGAGCAATTATTAGCTCTTCCAGATGGTGGATTAAATGGCACAACATTAGTTGCAATAACAGATGGAGATAGTGCAACAGAGGTTGGATTTAAAATAAGTACAAATGCTTTAAGCATGAATAGTACAAATCAACTTCAGTTTGGAGATACAGGGACATATATACATCAATCAGCGGATGGAGTTTTAGATTTAGTAAGTGATACAGAAATAGAAATCAATGCAACTACTATTGATATGAATGGAACATTAGATTTAAGTGGAAATGCTACATTTGCATCTAAAATTGGAATTGGAGTAGATCCAATAGGCACTTTAGATATAAATATTAGCACAGATGCAAGAGGTTCATTTAATTCTGGTATAGGTGAAATTGGTTCTGGTGTTTTTGGATTACAAGTTACTAATGCCGCTGGAAGTGCTTTAAAACCAATGGGAATTAGAGCAGAAGATATAAGGCTTGTAACAGGTAGTGCTGAAAGAATGAGAATAGACAGCAATGGGGTTGTAGACCTAAAAGCTGGACAATTAAAATTTCCAGCCTCTCCAAATGCAAGTTCAGATGCAAATACTCTGGATGATTTCGAAAAAGGTACGTGGACTGCTACGGATGGAAGTGATGCTGGTCTTTCTTTGACTATTGAACAAAATACATATATAAAAGTAGGAAATTTAGTAACTGCTTGTATAATTGTAACTTATCCAACTACGACAAATACAAGTCTTGCAAGGTTAACTCTTCCTATTACTGCTGATTCTACAGGTTCATCTGCTGGTGGTGCTGTTTTAGAACAAAATATAAGTACATCGCAATCTTATACAGCCTGTGTTAATTATTCAGATGGTGTTATTTTCAGATTAAGAGGAGTAACAAGTCAAACAAATGCAGATTTATCGGGCAAAAGATTAAGATTTGTAATTACATATCATTCAACTT